TTAATATTAATGACTATGCTGAAAAGGCTAAAAATAAAGAACATGTACAACGTAGACTAGAAGCAGTCGGTGATGGATTTACACCACCTGGTGAATTGTTTGTTAAACAGTTTCCAACATCACAGGCTACTGTGTTAGATATTGAAGCTTATGTTAGTCAAATAGAAGAAGAAAGACAAATTAAAGTAGGAGCTGTAGTAATTGACTATATTAACATTTTAGCTAATTATAGAAATCAAAATACAGAAAACACTTATATGAAAATTAAGCAAATTGCTGAAGACCTTCGAGCAATGGGCATACGTAATAATTGGTTAATTGTTACTGCAACTCAAATCACAAGAAATGGTTATAATTCATCCGATATTGGAATGACAGATATTGCAGAATCTGCAGGTCTTTCACATACAGCAGATGTTATGTTAGGTATTATTCAAGATGATTTAATGAGAGCTAACGCAGAATATTGGCTTAAATTATTAAAGATTAGAGATGGTGAAGGTAAAGGAACTAAGTGTAAATTAGACATTGATTGGAATTATATGCGTTTAATAGAAACGGATGATATAACTAACTCAAATCTACATAGCATATAATAAAAATAAAAACATGGCAAAAAACGATAAAATATTTAATAATAATTTTGATTCTCCAGACTTTGAATTAAATGGCACTATAAAATTTGACTTAGATCCATCATTAGACGATGGCTTACATGAAGAAGAACGAATTCATTTTGAAATGATAGCAAGATGGATCCATGAATTAATTGAAGGCTCTAGGTTTAGTAAATTTAATAAAGTAGATGATTTAGGCAGATGTACTAAATTAAAGAAAGCAGATATTAATGAAGTTTACGGATTTATAGTAGATGAAATGGTTGCTAAATACAGTAGAATAGATTTATTTAGTGAGCTTTGTGTTTATTTTGATATTAAAGCAGATAAGTTCTATAGCTCATTATCAAATGTTTATAAAGAAGATCTTATTCAAGAGCTTGATATACGTACTGGAATATTAGATAGAAAAAATATTAAAAAATTATTTTAGAATGATTGAATCTAAAACTATTAAAGCTGGTGCAAATAGGGTTTGGGTATTAGGAGATTTACATTTTGGAGTTAGAGCTAATTCAGTAGAATGGCTTAATATTCAAAAAGAATTCTTTGAAAAAGTATTTATACCAACATTAAAAAAGCACGTAAAACCTGGAGATGTCTTAGTTCAAGTAGGAGATACTTTTGATAATAGACAATCTATTAATATTAAGGTTTTAAATTATGCTGTAAATCTTTTTGAAAGGCTGGGTAAAATACTTCCAGTTCATATTATCTGTGGTAACCACGATATATGGGCTAAGAAAAGTAATGAGATTACTTCTATTGATAGTCTTAAGTGGATCCCAAATGTACAGATCTATAAAGAGCCTAAATTAATGAAATGGTCTAATCGTAATATTTTGATGATGCCATGGAGAAGAGACGCAGAACATGAAGCTGAAACTTTAGCAGACTTTCCAACAGCAGATATAGTATTTTGTCATTCTGAAGTAAGAGGTATTTACCTTAATGCTAAGGTTAAGAATGAACATGGTACTGACTCTAATATTTATGATAAGTATACAAGAGTTTATAGTGGACATATTCACTTTAGACAAGAACGTGGTAAATTATTAATGGTTGGAGTTCCTTATCAATTAACTAGATCAGACTCTAATAATGCAAAGGGATTTGATCTTGTCGACTTAGAGGACATGTCAGAGACCTTCTTTGAAAACCATATATCACCTAAGTTTTTAAAATATAATGTCACACAGCTATTTGATATCACATTAGGATCGTTTAAATCACAGATAGAAAATAATTTTGTAGATCTTTATGTTCCTAGTCAAATAGCAACATCAAATGCTCTTTCAAAGCTTATTAATAAAATTCAACATATTAGTAGAAAGCTAGAACCTAATATTTACCAAGAGGATAATTATATTGATAAAGATTTTCACGACATAGACGAGATAGAAGAAATGTATAAGAATTACAATATTCTTAATCTTTGTAATATGTATGTTGATGGTATTGGCGATGATGATGAAATGAAACAAAAGGTTAAGGCTAAGTTACAACAACTATACACATTATGTGCATATAATTATGATACCGACAAATGAGAATAGATTATATTGAATTTAAGAACTTTGCATCTTACGGAAATAAAGTACAACGTTTAGAATTTGACCAAGATCAATCCGAGTTGTTTTTAACATTAGGTAAGAATGGTGATGGTAAAACCACTATTGCAAATGCAATTATTTATGGGTTATATGGAAAGGTAGAAGGTGTAAAGCTTTCTGACCTGCCGAATAGGATTAATAAAGATCTACTTGTAAAAATAGGTATTCAATGTGGTACTATGAAAATCGATATTGAAAGAGGACTTATGCCAAATAAGTTTTCTGTTATGATTAATGGTATTGAATTTGATAAGGCTGGTAAAAAATCGGTACAAGACTATTTAGAAGAAGAGGTTTTTGGAATTCCATACCATGTATTTAAAAATATTATTATTCTGTCAATTAATGATTTTAAATCTTTTTTAACTATGAACAATAGTGATAAAAGACAAATTATTGATAGGATGTTTGGGTTCTCTATTCTTAATGATATGCAAAAGCAAATCAAAGAAGAGCGCAAGCAAGTCAAAATGGATATTGACACTTATGAATCTGAACTTAGCCAGCTTTTAGAATCTATTAAATCAGTTCGCGGTAAACTAAATACACTCTTAGAAGAATCTAATACAGCTAATAAATCTAAGATCGAAGAATTAAAAGAGGGTTTATTATCATTAAAGAGTACTGTTGAAAAGTTAGATGTAGAAAGAAAGAGCCATGAGGGTGAGATGAATAAATTTAATTCACAATATAATGATAAACATTCTGATGCTAAAGATATTAAAAGAGAAATAGATTACTTAAAGAAAAAGTTAGCTCTATATGAAAGTGGTCACTGTCCAACATGTGAAACTAAACTGGATTCAGAATGGCATACAAATCAAAAGTGTGAGTTTGAAGAAAATATTAAAACTAACATGGATAGTATTAAATCATTTAAAGTTGAGATGGATGCTTTATCAGAAAAAGTAACTGATGCAAGAGAATCAAAACTAGAATTAGAGGGACAAATCAGAGAGCATAAGATTAATATGGGCCAATTAAAGGCAGAACTATTAAAACTTAAAAATACACCTGATGATAAAAACTTTGACCACTTAAAAACTTTAATTACAGAGTTTGAAGATAAAGAATCTACTAAATCAAATGAGAAGGATAATCTAAATGCTGATTATAATTTTATGGAAATTGTAGAACAAGTATTAGGTGAAGATGGAGTTAAGAATCTTGCAGTTAAAACTATTCTACCAGGACTTAATGCTAATATTGCTGCCATGGCCTCAACGATGCATTTACAATTCCATATTAGATTTGATGAAAAGTTTGACTGTATTATTAATCACTTAGGTGAAGATATTAATCCACTTACTCTTTCTACTGGTGAACGTAAGAAAGCAGATTTTATTATTATCATTGCAATTATTAAAATACTAAAGTTAAGATTTCCACAACTTAATCTTTTATTTTTAGATGAGCTCTTATCTTCAGTAGATCACGATGGCGTTTACAATATATTAAAGATATTAAATCAAGTTATCAAAGAAAACAAGATAAATACATTTGTAATTAATCATACGGTACTACCGCATGAGATTTTTGATAAGAAAATACAAATATATCGTGAGAATGGTTTCTCTAAATTCAGTATTGAAAATATAGAGTAATATGTTCTATGATATATATAAAAAACAAGGACTTCTAAAGAATGGCAAGTTATAATCTTAAATTTAATAAAGACGATAGTGTTGTAAGACATGTTGTTGTTGGCCTTCTAGCTGATCTAAATTCAAAACTAAGTTTTTGGAGACAGATTAACCAGGATGAAAGGGTAATAGTAGACGTCCCATTTTATTATGCAATTGCTGGCGATGAAAACTTTATGAGAGATAACTTTCTATTTAGTACATTAAATGGTGAAAATTGTGACCCGGATCCAATAAAGGCAGATGGTAACTATGATAGAGTACCAAGAGGTATTGTTAATCTAACTAGTATTGCAATAGATCCATCTAAGTTAGTTAATAAAAGAAACTTAGGTCAATATAATATGATTACACCAAATGGTGAATTTAAAGGTTTTGTGGCAGAGTTTGAAATGATTCCAGTTAATCTAGGTGTTGATATTGAAATTATACTATCTAGTCAATTAGATATGTTTAAGGTTACTGAGGCTATTATTAAAAAAATGTATAAGGCTAATTTCTATAATGTAGATGCTGGACACTTAGACGAGGGTACATATAGAATCTCTTCTGAGTATATGATGCCAGAAGATTATACACAAGAAAGACCTGTAGAATATGGATTTGATGACAAACAAAATCATAAAGTAACTTTTAGCTTAGAAATAAATTCATTTATACCTTCATTTGATTTTGAAGAAGATATTTATACTAAGTTTATTAGAAGAGACTATAGCGATAATAGTGCAATCACTTCTAATTATGGTGATCCAAATAAATATATTTCAGGTATAGTAATCCCTGACACAGACCCGGGATCTGGTGAAGAACCAACATCACCCGGAACTGGTAATTTATATTATGATGCTGATGGAAGTGTTTGGCAATGGGATGGCGAAGATACATGGGTTCAAACTGCAACAAATTATACACCAACTGAAGAAGATCTACCAGGATTATATGAAGAAAGCGTTAGTTTAATTAGAACTAGCAGAAGAAGACCTAATGATAATAGAATATTTACTATGGGTAATTCTAAGGTAAATAAACCGGGTACGACAGAGGATGATAAAACATTACTTGGCGATGATTATAACGTTACCGGTAGAGAACTTCCATTTAATGAATAAAAAACAAGATATATAAAAAAATAAAAAATCTTAATTAAGATGGCAAAACTAAATAAAAACATAATCTCACCAGTATTAAAACATAACCACGGTTTTGTTTTTCATGCGTCTGGGCAAGATTTTAAAATGACTGGAAATGTCGTAGAAGGTTTTAATAATACTTCTAATGAATTTAAAACACTAGTCAATGCATTAAACCTTTTTACTATTAATGAAAGTGGAATTGAGTTCTATTATGATTTTAATTCTAAATCTAAAGTTAGTAAAATAAATGAAAATGCAACTTCTAACTATGATATGTTGTTAGAATTAACTAATAAATTAGAGTTCTTAAATGAATCTAAATCAACACAAAGTAAAAGTGGTGCTAATAAGGCAGTAACTGAACTTAAAAAAGAAATAAAATTAGTAGAATCTAGTATACAAGAAATTAAAAGAGGTCCATTAGCAATACATTTTAAATATGATGCTAATGAGAATAAATTCTTTGCTAATGCTACTGAGATCCTTTCAGAAAATGTTACCGAGCATGTATTTGCTGCAGGCCAAATTAGATATGAAGATAAATCTCTTTTTGAAACTTTTAGTTTTGCAGGTAAAAACTTTGAAAGCTATAAAGTTTTAGAATTTATTACAGAGTCTATTGACAAGAATGTAAAAATGTTAACAATGAGAGCAGATAATAATATTTTTGTTTGCAGAATTAACGAGACTACACAAATTGTTAAGTTTCAAAAAATGTTAGCAGATGCTGCAATTGAATATGTTGCAGAAGAAACGGGTTCCGATATTACATTTATGGTTGAAGATATTCTTGAATCGTTTAAAGAGAGGCGAGCTGAAAAGAATGCTAAAATTCAAACAATGTTTGAGATGATTGCATTTTTAAAAGATCAAAAAGGAAGGCTAGATGAAGCAGATAGAAATATTCCAGAAATCAAAGCTGCAGATACTTTATTAAATTCTGAAATCGATAGAATCCAAGAAGAAATAAATAGTCTACAATCAGAATCTGTTTTAAATAGAAGTGATGGTTATGTTACAGCTACTATTAAATCTAAAACTGAAGGACTTAATCAAGATGCTGAAGTTAAGGTTGATGCACTAGAATATACATCAGCTGCAAAGGATGATATTTTAACAGTATTCGCTGGAGACGAACCAATGAGAATTGAAAAATTTAAAATAGTATTACCTGCTGAAGAAGTTGCATAAGCAGTATTTAAAATAATGGTTTAAAACCCACTTGGAAACAAGTGGGTTTTTTTGCATATAATAGTAAACAAACTAAAGATAACGTGCCTAGAAAAAAGAATTATTTAAATAACAAAGACCTTTATAATGAGATTGTAAAGTCTAAAGAGTTAGATAAACTAACTCCAACTGCAGAAAAAATGTTTATATTACTTGCAGAACGAACAATAAATAAATTGACTTATGTGAGTGGAGATGATCGTAATGATTGCCTTCAGTTTGCATTATTAGATCTATTAAAATACTGGAGAAATTTCAATCCTAAATACCCTAATGCATTTGCCTATTTTACAGAGATTGCAAAAAGAGGATATGCTAAAGGTTGGAATAAGATACACCCAGTAAAATATAAAAACACAATGTCTATTGATAGAGTTAATACATCTGGATCAGATAGCGACGGTGGAATGTTTAACATTTAAATGTCAATAAAAAATCTACAGCCTAGTCAAAATTCAGGATTTATACAAGGTTATTACAATCCAAAAAATCCAGAAAAGTATATTGGACCTACACCAATCATATATAGATCCTCGTGGGAACGCAAGTTTATGATAATGTGTGATAATAAAGATAATGTAGTAAAGTGGTCTAGTGAGCCTGTAGAGATTAAGTATATATGGTCATTTGATAAAAGAGAACATAAATACTATCCTGATTTTTATATGAAGACAAAAACTGAAGAAGGCTTCGAAGAATTTTTAGTAGAAATAAAACCAGAGGCGCAAATTAAAAAACCAAGCCCTCCTACTAAAAAATCACAAAAGGCACTTAAGTCATATAAGTTTTTGGCAGAGCAGTTTATAAAAAATCGTGATAAATATGTATATGCTAAAGCATGGGCAGAAAATAGAGGTTGGAGGTTTATAGTCTTAACAGAGAAGACATTAAAATAAATGGGTAAAATTAAAAACGACATAAAGGAGTTAATTAAAGAAAATCGCAGTAAGACGAAGGCTATGCTTAAGTCTAGATTGTGGTTTGAAAAAGCATCTATAGCAATGCGCGATAATTCTGTTGCATTTACTAGAGATCCATTTAAACCAGGTATGATCTATGTATTTAGATATGATAAACCTAAACATATTGCAACACTACCATGGTGGGATAAAAACCCAGTAGTGTTAGCATTAGATCCAACAGATGCTGGAAATGATTGTGGTATTAATTTAAACCTATTACCAGTTGATGTTAAAGAAGATTTATTAGATTTAATTTATGAAAGAATGAAAGGTTTAATTAAATCAGCTTCATCTGGTAATAAAATGTATAATGCAAAAACACAAGCTCCAATAAAATTAGATTATAAAGGAGCTAAAAAGTTTTTAGATGATTTTGGCCTAGGTTTTGCAATCAGACAATATATTCCAAACCTTAAACAAAATCAAAAAGTAGTCTCTTATGAAAACTGGGCTCAAATAGCAATGTGTGACTTTTTAGAGTTAGAAGGCATCACAGTTAACGAGCTTAGACAGCAGTTTAGTAACTACTTAAAGAATAAAGATATATAATTAGAATAGAATAATAAGATATTATGGCAGGATTCACAGAAAATAGAAACGGACCGTTAAGTACTAACAGCAGGCCTTTTAGCATTTCCAATGCTTTAAAGACTCTCTCGTCATTTGGTATGAGATACGATGACCTCGTTTTAAGACAGTCACAGGCTATTGGACCAATGGAAGCAGAAATAGGCTATGGCCAAATTAATCCGCTTGGTTTAGACAATGATGACATCTATGGAGCATTTGCAGCCATGTCAATGACCGACATTAATCTTAAAAAGAATATTCCGTTTTTTGATAATGAATATGCTAGCAAAAGAGATGAGCTTAGAAAGTTTTCACAAAATGATGAGGTTGAAGATATATTAGATATACTTTGTGATGAGACTATTGTATATGATGAAAAAAACTTCTTCTGTCAACCTGAAATTTTAGGTCTAGATATATCTGAGCAGGTTGAAAAAGACCTTAACAAATACTTTAGACAAATCTATCACTACTTTGGATTTAATACAGATCAATCAGCTTGGTACTATTATAGAAAATTCTTAGTAGATGGTTATCTTTCGTTTGAGATTATTTACTCACCAGATCAAAAAGAGATTATTGGATTTAAAGAATTAGATCCAACAACAATTATACCAGGTTATAATCATGATGATGGTAAGAAAGTTTGGGTACAATATAAAGACGATCCAGTTCGAGAAAGAAAACTTTATGACTCACAAGTAATTTATATTTCTTATTCTTCTATAACAACTGCAAGTAGAGTTAGTTATGTTGAGAGATTAGTAAGAGCATTTAACTTGTTAAGAATCATGGAACATACCAGAGTAATCTGGGCTGTAACAAATGCTTCATTCAGAATGAAGTTTATTATCCCGGTTGGTGGTAAATCTAAAACAAGAGCAAGACAATCACTTGCACAATTAATGAATTCATATAAAGAGACTGTTGACTTTGATTGGGAATCAGCTTCACTTTCAACTGATGGTAAGCCAATGCTACAATTTAGTAAAGAATATTGGTTACCAAGTAAAGAGGGAGAATCTCCAGAGATTGAAACTATTGGTGGTGAAGGTCCAGAATTAAATGACACTGAAGCACTTAAATATTTCTCAGATAAATTAAAACATGTTTCTAAAATTCCTTACTCAAGATTCTTATATGAAGATGGTGGTGGAGATTTTAACTTAGCAGCAGATGGTATGATTAGAGATGAGATTAAGTTTGGTAAGTTTATCAAGCGTTTAAGATCTACATTCCAAGAAATTCTTGTTAAGCCTCTATTTATACAAATGTGTCTTAAATATCCAGAGTTCACTAACGATCCTCAATTTAAAACTCAAGTAGCACTTAGATTTAATGAAGAGAATGTATTTGCTGAAATGAAGAACATGGAAATCATGGGAATGAGATTAGAGTTTATTGGTAATATGAGAGACTCTCTAATGACAACTAACCAAGAGACTATGGAAGAAGAATACTATTTCGATCAAGAGTATTTAGTTAAAAAGTACTTAAAACTTTCTGATGATGAGATTAGAGCTAATGAGGCTGCTAAATCTAAAAAGTCAAAAGAAGAGGCTGAAGAGCCAGAAGAGGAAGACGACGGAATGGGCTTTTAATATTAAATAATTGAAAAAGATATATAAAATATGAAAAATTTAAAAACATTTGAGGATTTTATCTCAACTAGAGTACAAGAAGACGCTTTAAAGGCCGGAGAAGAATCTGATCTTTATATTGATGACGTAAAACTGGATTCTGGTAAAAGCATTAAATCAGCAGAGATTCTAGGAAGTATTTTAGCTAAGTCTACTGAGAAAGAATTCAAGCAATATTTCTATGATGAGTATGGCGAAGGTGCATTTGCAGAGGGTGAAATTGACCAACTTGTAAAGATGTATAATGATTATAAAACGGAAGAAGCTGAGAAGGAAAAAGAGGAAGAAGGCGACGCTGAAGGAGAGGGAGAAGAGGACGACCCGCTAGCCGGGATATAATACCATGATATTTCGATAATAAATGATGATATATATTAAAAATAAGAAAAACACCAAATATGAAAAATAAGCATAATTTGCTGATTGTTGAGAAGTCAACATCTGCATTAACGGCGGTGGCTTCTGAAAACAAAGACTATGTTTTAGAAGGTGTTTTTGGTCAAATAGATCAAAAAAACAGAAACAATAGAATCTATACTGAGAGCGAATATGTTCCTCAGATTGAGGCTCTACAAGCTAAAATTCAGTCTTCTAAGCTTTTAGGAGAATTAGACCACCCGACACAATTTGATACATCTTTAAAGAATGTATCTCACGTTGTAGAAGAATTATTCTATGATAAAGAATCTAAAGAAGTAAGAGGTAAAATCAGATTATTAGATACAGATGCTGGTCGTCAGGCTAAAGCTCTTGTAGATGCTGGAGTACCTTTACAGATTTCTTCTAGAGCTGCAGGTGCGGTAGAATCTAATGGTAAGGTTAAAATTAAGCAATTATTTACTTATGATTTAGTTGCAGATCCTGGATTTGAAAATGCAGAGCTAACTAGAGTTAATGAATCATACGGTTATTCTAATGATGATAGTCTTTTTATTTATGAAATGCACAAAGACGCTCCAACTTTAGTTGAAAATATTGAAAATCAAAACACAAACATACAAATAAAAGAAAACAAAAACATGGCAGACTTTGTAAAGGCTGAAGATTTCAATAAGTACTCTGAGTACCTTGCAAATGAAATCAAGTCACTTAAAGAATCAATCGGTGCAAATGGAGAAACAGAAGCAACCGATATTAACAACGTAAAGGCACATAATAATCATATTGTTGATAATGTTAATACATTAACAGAATATGTAGAAATGTTAGCCGAAAAATTAGATCAAAACATTCAGTACTCAGAGCATATTGCTGAAAAAACTGATCAAAACATTCAGTATTCAGAGCATGTTGCTGTTAAATTAGATGAAAGCATTTCTTATACTGAACACGTATCTGAAGCAGTTTCTAAAGTAAAAGATTTTGCTAACTATTTAGCAGAAGCACATAATGATGGCGTTGAATCTAAAGAAAACTTAGTTGCTTATGTTGAATACTTAAAAGAAAATTTACAGTCAGTTTCAGAATACACTGAATATATTGCTGAAGCTTTAAACGAGACAGTTGAAGAGGAAGAAGTAGAAGAAGAAGTTGAAATTAACGCTGAAGCTGAAGAAGCTAAAGAAGAAGAGGTAGAAGCAGCTGATAAAGTTGAAGGCGAAGAAGTTGCCAAAGAAGTTGCTGAAGAAGTTGCTGAAGAGGTTACTGAAGAAGAAGATCCGGCAAAGGGAAAAGACGAAGCTGAAGATAAAGAAGAAATCGAAAACATCGGTGATAATTCAGAAGAAGGTGATGTTGAAGGTGAAGAAAACGGAATTGAAGGTGAAGAAGTTGTAACTAAAGACGAAGAAGAACTAGAAGAAATTGGAGATAATGCACCAGAAGGTGATGTTGAAGAGGAAACTGGAGATTCTACTGAAGCTGAAGAACTTGAAGACGAAACAGAAACATCTGATTCTGAAATCGAAGATGAAACTAAAGAAGTTGAAGCTGGCGAAGGTGATGAAGAAGCTGAAGGCGAAGAAGGAGCATTAGATCCTTTAGAGGCTTACAAAAATGAAATCTCTTCTAAATTAGACGCTTTAGTTGAAACTGCAACTAAAAAAGAGAATGAGAATCCATCATTCTTTAAAGTTGTATCTTCTACAACAAGAGAAAAATATAATGAATTAACTGAATCTGCTAAGACTGATGTTAGAAATACTGTTTCTAAGAGAGGTTTCATGACAGAATCTGAAATAGTATCATTAATGAATAACGCACAACTAATTGTAGAAAGTGCAGGTCAACAACCTTTATTCATTAGCGCAATGCCAACAGAATATGCTGAAGCATGGGCAAACTTATCAGAAGCTAAGCAGAATCAAATTGTAGCACAATCTAAATACCATAGTTTAAATACTGAATATCAAGTTGCTAATTTCTGGCAAACTAGAGATTTAAGAGAAGCTCCGGTTAAAATGGAGAAAGTAGCAATGGTTAGTGAATCTAAAGAAGTTGAAGCTAAAGATGATACTCTATATGATGTATCAAATTATGCAGATGCATTCAAGAAAAGATTTAACAAATAATTTATAGATATATAATTAACAAACAAAACATCGACGATAAGGGTGACAGAAGCAGAAAGCCCAATAAATGTCGAATATAAACAACAAAAAAAACGATCATTAAAAATGGCAAATTTATTAAACGAAGCTGAGATCAGAAGTACATGGGCACCGATCATTTCGGAAGCTACAGGTATCAATGAATCTAGCAAATTAGCATGGATGTCGACTTACTGTCACAACCATAAACTTTATGAGGACGCGAACATCATGACGCTCTCAAACAACCCTGGTCCAATGAACTTGGCTGGTATGGGTGCTGTATCATTCCCTAGCGCAATCTCTAACGGAGCTGGTGCAAACGGTAACGGTGCAGGTGGTAACGGTTCTGGAGACAAAGCTCCAACACTTTTACCTTTAGCAATGCAAGTTGCTGCTCAAACTATCGGTTTAGACTTAGTACCAGTAATTCCAATGGCTGGCCCAATGGGATTATTATCTTACCTTGATTTCGTATACGAAGGTGGAACTCTTGAATTAGGTGGAACAGCTCCAACTTATGTTAAGGCTACAGGTGATTTAGAAGATATCGTTGCAGGTGCTGGAAACGGTGCACACGAATATGTTGGTGAATCTAGAATTGACGGAGACGCAATTTTCAAAGTAGGTACATTAGTAGCTGCTAACGTAAAGTTAGATTTAGTAGCTGCTGGTTACTCTAACGTTGCATTAGTTACTGCATTAGAAGATCACGTTCCTGGATTCTCAGGTGCTGGTGTATCTAATGGTAAAGCTAGTTACGAACCAATGACAAGAGAAGATGGTGAAAGAACTGCTGACAAAGTAATGGGTCTTTCTTTATTCTCTAAAAGTGTTGCTGCTGAAACTTTCCAAGTTGCTGCTGCAGTTACTAGAGAACAAGTACAAGATTTAAAACAATTCGGTGTAGATGCTGTTGCTCAAGTAGAAGCAGTTTTAACTAACGAATTAACTCAGTCTATTAACACTCACATTTTAGGTAAAATGAGAGCTATCGCTGAAGGTGGAATTACTGACTTCACATTAGATTACTCAGTAGGTGGAAACACTTACGGTGATGTAAACAGAAGAATCCTTACTCACATTCTTGCTGCTGCGAACTTAATCGCAAACAGAGGACGTAGAGGTGCTGGTAACTTCGCTGTAGTTGATGCAAAAGTTGCTTCAGCTTTACAAGCAGTTGCTGGTTTCGTACCAAACCCAATGGCTAACACATTTAACCAAGTTGCAGGAGCAATCTACCCAGTAGGTTCTGTTGCAGGTGTAAATGTTTACACTGATCCAAATCAACCATTTGATGGTGAAACTGTTTTAGCTGCAAATTCTGATTTTACTGCTGACACACTTGCTCACGAAGTATTAGTTGGTAGAAAAGGTGACGGTAACGGTGCTGGATTAGTATTCATGCCTTACTTAATGGCTGAATCAGTACAAGCAATTGCTGAAGGAACTATGGCTCCTAAAGTAGCTGTTAAATCTAGATACGCTCTAGTTGAGGCTGGATTCCATCCTGAAACTCAATACCAAAAATTCTTTGTTGGTGGCGTAGCACTTTAATCTTTAATTAGATGAAGTTATACTCTAACAATTAGAATATATTTTATAAGAAGGCCTTCCGTTTGGAAGGCCTTTTTTTATTTTGTAGAAAACAAAAAATTAAGGGGATATATAATCTAATAATACTTACATTAAACAAAAAAGTAAACAATATGAAACTACGTAAAAAATTAATGTTACTTGAGGATTTTGATGCTCAATCTAACGCTAAAGTAAATACTGAGGTCAAGGCTGAGGTTAAAACAGAAACTAAAACTGGAGAGGCTATTAGAACTGAAGTTATTGCTGATGTTGATGCTATCCTAACTAATCTAGAAACCCTATCAGCTCAAATGTCTGAAGGTAATGTTACACTAAACGAAAGTTTTGATGACCTAATAAAACAAATTATGTCTACTGCTATGTATGGTAGAGCAAAAAGCATGTTAGGTGAATTTGAGAAATTAGCAACAGACGCGGACCAAAATATTCTTGACGGCAGAATAGCTAGTAAGACTGAAGGGTTACTTAAAACTAAGCTCAAGCTGAAACTTGCGAAAGAAAAAGCCAAAGGTCCGCAAAAAGAAAAAATAACTAAGGAGATAGATAAATTAAGTGCTCAAGAAGATAAAATTACCGCATATAAAGAAAAGACAAAGGCAAAGGCTGACGATGTACTTACAGCATTCAATACTAAATACTCTAAAGTTGAGGGTCAAGTAATAGGTAAGTTAAAAGAACTTTTAGCTGCAGAGAAAGCTCAAGTTACTTCTGATGTAAAACAAGCAGGACTAAAGTCTAAAGCTGAACTGTTAATTAAAAAGGGGGAAAAGGAGAGAGCAATAGCGGCCAAAACTGAATTAGAAGAACTTGCAGCAGATAGAAAAGCTATTGATGACAAAATCGCGGCCGGTAAGGATGTATCTGCGGATGAAATAGCAGAACTAAAAGGTATGCAGCCATTTATGGCAGAAATTGAGGCATTTACTAAAGCTAGAACCGAGGTTAGCAAAGTAGAAGCGGAAATTACTTCTGCAGTTCCTCAGTATAATCTTGGAGAGAGTTTAGGAATTGATCAAACTCTTAGCTTTTTAATAGAAACTGAAATTTTAAACTTATTCACAAAAGCAAAGGGTGATGAAGATAAGGAAGAAGCTAAAAAGAACTTAGAAACTGCTAAAAAATTATCCGCTGCAGTTAAAAAAGCATCCGGAGAAGAATGGAAAGCTAAAAAAGCATTACATGATAAAGTTGCTGCTGCACCTAAGGTAACAACTAAATCATTAATTACACTAGCAGGTGGAGACGCTGATGCTGCACAAGAAGTAGATGGTGGTTATAAGCTTGGAGCATTAATACCTAAATGGGGTGGTGAAGAAGGATTTATTTCAGCAGAAGAATTTAGTCCAATTAAAAAGGCAATAGAAGTAGAAAATGGTGTTGACCAAGCTATTAAAGATCTTGAAAATACTCCTACCGGTGAGGCTAAATCTGTTGAAGATGTAGCTAAAGAAGCTATCGGCGAAGAAACCTATGGTACTCTTAAAAAGATTCCTGCGGGCACACAAGATGATAAACACCCAGAGAAAACTGATGCAGATGGTAACACAATACAGGGCAAAGACAAATGGATAGAAAAGCAAGGTCCATTTAGAGCTAAAAACGCTGAAGGAGAAGATGAAGGAGAAGAATTCTATTTTGGTAAAGAACAGTCTAATGAATCTTTAGAAGTAAATGAAAATCACCCTAACTTCGACGCATATCTTAAAAAGCAAAAAAAGGAATTAAAGAAAGCTAAAAAGGCTATCGAACAAGGTGAAACTGTTTACGCAGAAAACGTTAGATTTCCTGGAAGATTTAAAATCGTAGAACTTGGAGATATAAACTCAAAAGTAGACTACGAAGATGGTACAGGCCAAATGTACATGGATTCACTGAACATTGCTATTGATAAATTACAATTTGAATCAGTAGAAATCGAAGACGTAAACGAAGGTATTAGCCCTAAAATTAAGAAAGCTATAAAGGCTGTCGAAAAAGGCGAAACAGTTTATGGTGAAAACATTAGATTCCCTGGAAGATTTAAGATTTTATCTTTTAACAAAGCAGGTAATATGGCTACTGTAGACTATGAAGACGGTACAGACGCATTTGATATGGCTGCAATGAACATTGCTATTGATAAATTACAATTTGAATCAGTAGAAACTGAAGACGTAAACGAAGGTTTACACCCTAAATTAAAGAAAGCTATGAAAGCTGTTGAGAAAGGTGAAACAGTTTACGGTGAGAATGTTAGATTCCCTGGAAGATTTAAAATCATAGAAATGGGTGAACTATTTGCAACAGTGGACTACGAAGATGGTACAGACCCAATGGAAATGGCTTCAATGAATATCAGAATTGATTCTTTACAATTTGAATCAGTAGAAATCGAAGAAGGAAATGAATTCGGAGCTGCAAGAGCAGAAGCAATTGCAAAAGGTGAGAAAACATTTAAAGTAGGCGACGAAGAATATCCAGTAGAAGATGTTTCTAAGGAAGATGAAGAAAACGCT